GGCAGGCCGGAGATTGTGCCGATGCCGGGGATGTAAGCGTGGGCGTTGCTGGCCCATTTGGAAAGCAGTGCCGCAAGCGTGCGCACCTTTCCAACCCGCCGCATCTTGATACCGATGCCGATCATTACTCGTACCCGACCAGGTCAGCGGCTGTGGTGCGGGTGGCTTTGACCCGGGCCACGCGGAAGGGGCCAAGGTAGCTGCCAGCGGGCACGTTTTTGTGCAGCACGATATTGCCCTCAGTGTCGACCAGGTCAACATTGCCGGCAGTGCCAACGTAG